ATCAAAATGTATACTCGAAAGATCTCGATCATTGTAGTCAAGAAATTTTACGAAAAATCTATATAAATCAATACCTATTTTATCCTTTATTTTCCTTAATGCCAATGCAGTTAATTGTGCTTCTGGTAGAGTATTTATATGTATGTGCATAACTACGAACAAAACTTTAGTCATGAGATCATCTTCTGGAACCACATTTTCAGCTTGTGTTTTATATTTTCCCATGTTGTAATATTCTTCATTATATTCATATGTCGGTATAAAAGTTTCCATATCACTTGCTGTTACATCATAATCCTTCATATCATCTATCAAAGCTCCGCGCAACATATTGTATTTCCTTCGGTCTAGCCAAAAGAAACTTTCCGTTAGGCAACTTTTAATCATGGACAGATACTGTTGATACAGAGTAACACTGTCTGAAGGTATGCACCATTCCATCATCTTAAAGATGCTGTCTATATCCAAAGGTGCCGTATACTCTTGTAAACCTTCATTCCAGTGCAACTTCCTTTTCAGAAAAGAAATCTCATCAATGGTGACAAAATCCTTCATCAGCCCCGACTTTGCAGCTGACGTAAATCCCATACCATAGACATCCTTGGCGAAAGCCTGGAAGATCGTGTTCGTCATGTACTTCTTCAAATGCTCAGCCAACGCGGCTGCTGCGTCATCACCATATGTTCCTAACAAAAAGTTTGTGAAGAATTCGTACAGTTTCAACTCGGGATGTGAATACCAGAAATACATAAACAAAAGGACATTCCGCAATGTGTTGTTCTCTGCTGTAGCATATTTGCCCGACGGTTGTAGCCCAGGAATCGCGAGGATATCTGACAATGCACTAACGAATGGCCATATATCTTCTGAAAGGAGTCCTTCAACAATTCGTAATGCTGCCTCATTGTAACCGAAATGCTTCAGCACTCGATAGATCACAGTATTCGCCATTAGCGCGATGTCTATGGGCATTGAAGTGTCGAATTTTTCCCAGTCTCCTTCTATTAAC